CCCAACAGGCGGCTTTCCACCTGACTGATACGAACCACAAGGGCTTCATTCTGGTCTGCCCAACTTTGGGCCAGTTCCAAGAAGTAACCGTTGATTGCTTCTGTGACATAGGCGGAAACATCATCCCAACTCCATTCCCGCTGATAGTACAGATCGAAGGAAAGGTTGATGGTATCTTCACCCACGCCTTCAACCCTCACCACATGACCGATGGGGGCAATGCCCACGCCTTCACCGGCGTTCTGAAGGGGGTCAACTGCGGTCTGCACCTGATCCACAAGGGCTTCCGAAGGCTTCTTGAAGGAACTGTTGATGATCACCAGCTTCACGGTTCCGCCCACGGTCAGCTTGCTATTGGCTCCCGCCGCATACACGGCATTCAACCACGCCTTGATTTCCTCGGACACACCGGAAAGGCCGCTGATCCAAGTGTCGGTTCCCGTGGGCGGGATCAGCTTGGCCGGGTTCAAATCGCTGTTCCAAACCCGATATACCTTCACCCCGCCCACGCCGGGAATGGCGTTCACCTTTTCCAGATAATCCGCACGGTTGCCGCCGAAGGCTTGGGCGTTCAGGCTATCCATGTAACGCTGTCTGAAAACCTCGGTATCTTCTTCATCCTCACCGGGGATCACCACGGCGGAAATGGAACAGGTTTCAAGCCCGTCCACATACTCAATGGGAATCACCGTTCCGGTGTAGTCATTACCGGCTTCACCAGCGGTTTCACAGGTGATTTCATACTTACCACTTCCACGGTCAGCCGAAACATAATAGTTCAGTTCTCCAATGGAAAAGCGGGTGTTCATGGGAAGGTGCAAGGTGGTTGGTGTAATGCTCAACTGCAACACGGCGGGGCTTGCCGGTTGCGGTTTCAGCCCCCTTTCTGCCGCCCTCAAAATGAGATAAGGGCGGGTTGCGGTGTCTGCAAAGGTTTCATTCAGCACCGTATCAAGGGCAATATAAAGGTTCTGCAATTCCACGGCGGCGGGGGCATCACCGCACCAAACCAACGAACCTTCACGGGTGTCCAAATTGCCATTGATAGAAAGCGCCTTCTGAAGCATCCGGGAAAGGATTGCTTCATAGGTCTGTGCTTCATACATCAGATTTCAACCCCCAATTCTGCATTGATTTCGCCAAAAATGCTGACCACCGTGAAGGTAGTCAGCACTTTCTTTTTGTTCACCGTAAATTCAAAGTTCTGAACCGCCGTGATTCTATCATCCTGAAGCAAGGCTTCACGAACCCGGCGTTCAATTTCGGGAATACAATATTCCACATCTTTCCCGATCAGATTATGAAGTTCAACCCCATAATCCCAAGAATGGATCAACCATTCATAGCGTTCTGTGTTCAGGATCAGAAAAACCGCCTGTTCCACAGCTTGGATTTCATCAATGGTGCCGATGATGGTCAGGTTGTTGTGGTTCATCCTGAAAGTACGGCTTGGAAGGGTTTCAATGGTGAAATCCTGTTTAATATCATCCTGCACTTGCGGAATCATCATCAAGCCCCCTTTACTCGGTCAATAACCACGAATTTCTTTCCTTGCTGAACCCGGATCAGAAGCACCTTTTCACCGGCCTTCAAAGCGTTGTGAACCTTGAAGGTTTTCTTGCCAACATAGGCGTGTTTGTGGGCTTCATAAGCCGCCGCACCAGAACCGCCGCCCTTGTCCTCGGTGCTGTGGTTCACCGTCATATCAACTTCAAAATCAGTCACATTCCGGGTCAGGATCAGCATTTTGGAAGTGTAGATGGATTTCTGATCCACCTGAATTTTCAAGGGTGAAGCGGAAAGGACTGTTCCAAACAGGATGTTCACCGGCTTGCTGGATTCTTGTGCTTCCATAGCCGCTTGTTTAATCACATCAACAGGATTAGGCAATAAATTCACCTCCGATCAGGTCAAGCGCCATCATATGTTCATTGCCCTTGAAGGTATGGGTGACTTTGTTCACCACCATGTAATTGTTGGTGACAATATCGCCAAGGTTCAGGGCCACCACCACGGCACTTCCAGCACGAACCCGCACATCACCGAAAGCGTTCTGAATGGTCAGCTTGCGGGTTTTCTGATCGTACAGCTTCAACAGGGCATCCGCCTTGGCGGAAGCGCCCGTTTTGGTCTGAACTTCTTCAAAATACTGAAGAACACCCCATTGGTTCATTTTCGCCCCGTCCTGTGCAATGAACAATTCCCGCTTACCGGTTTTTTCATCGTTATAGGCCAGCTTGATCTTGTTATAGGTCTGTTCATCAATACTGGATTCATAGCTGAAGTTTTCCCCGGTTTCTTCATCAATCAGAAGGTTCAGCTTCATGGTATTGATGTTCTTCAGGGTCAGCTTCCCGGCATCGTCATATAGAACATAAAGCTGTTTGGTATTCATCAGGGTTTCATCAAGGGCGCTCTGGATCATATCAAACAGGGTTTGGTTTTCTTCCACGATGGTTTCAAGGGTATAACCGGTATCTTCCACCGTGCCAAGGTTCAACCGGAAATCTGTTGCAATGCGCTTCAGAAGGTCAGAAGCCTTCAGCCCTTCTTCCGTGATGGTGTCCTTATTCTTCAAATAACGCAACTGATCATAGGCCACAACATCAATGGTGCCGCCCTTGTCACGCTTTTTCTTGAACACAAACCCATAGAACATGGCGGTTCCGTTCACAGTCAGCTTCACCGGATCACCTTCAGCAAAGTTCAGCCCCGGCCCCTTGACAACGGTGAACTCCAACTTGCCGGGGGTTCCCTTGCGCTCCAAGGTCAGCCGTGCGCCTTCCTTGACAACGGGGAATTGGATGGTGCTGTTATGCTGGATGAACAATTCAACTGCCAAACGGAATCACCCCTTTCAGGAAGGCAAAGTAAGAACCTGACCGGGATAGATCAGGTTCGGGTTCTTGATTTTGTCCTTGTTCAGATTATAGATTTTCGTGTAATCGGCCCCGTTGCCCAACTGCTTCTTGGCAATGTTCCAAAGGCAATCACCAGATTTCACCGTATAGGTGGCGGCTTTCGGGGCCGTTGTGGTGGGCCGTGGTGCCGCCTTAACCGTTGCGGTGGCGGTTCCCCCGGAAGCCTTGGCCGGTTGCACGGTCACGGTTTTGGTGCCATAGGCTCTGTACTGTTTCAGGTTGATCTTCACCTTCACATCAAAGCCTTCACCGGCATCATCGGTGATTTCATAGGTTTCAAGGCCAACGGTCAAATTGGTGTAATGGAACATCCCGCCACCGGGCTTCTGCCGGTTCAGAATGAATTGGAACGGGGTCTTGCTCACCTTCAACCGTTCAAACAAGGACAGGTAATAGGCGGCGCTTTGCGCTCCACCGTTGCTGAAGGGATAGGACACTTGGGGAAGAACCAATTCAAAGGACACATCCGAAAGGCCAGCGGCCTTCAGAATGTTGATTTCTTCCCCGTTGATCAGGGTCATGGTTTTGTTCTGGTTATTGATCTTTACCGTCACCTTGGAAGGGGTGATGGGCATAAGCGTTCCCGCCATATACAGTTTATATGCCATTACTTATGCACTCCTTCCGCCGATACCGCCAGCCGTTCGGCAAAGTTCTCTGTCCATGCGTCCATAATCCCATCAATATCCATTTCAGAAGAAATGTGGTTTTCATTGTGCTGTTCAACCTTGATTTCAGCGGTAGTGAACCGGTTGATTGCTTCACGCTCCGCAATGTCACGAAGATAGGCCAAATCTTCTTCAGCAATATCCAAGGCATCAGCGGTGGCCGCTGTGTTGTTTGCAATATCGCCGGTGTTCCCGTAAATGCTATCAAGATCATTGCCAAGGTTGAAGGCATCCAAAGAATCAGCCCCCATAGAATCCAAGGCGGAAAAATCAAACATACCGGAAACCTTATCGGCCACGCCATCACCCCAAGCGGCACCGGAAGCAAAGGCATCAGCGGCCCAACCATCTTGGAAGGTGTCAAAGGTGGACATTCCTTCATTGAAGGCATCGGCAACGCTCTTGTATTCCTCTACATTGCCATAGGCTTCAGCGGATTTAGCCGCATATTCGCTTGCTTTGCTGGTGATACCGGAATAATCAAACTCGACAAAGGGCAACTTGTTCAGGGCTTCACAGATACCGGCCACAACGGTAAGGGCTGTGGAAAGAAGGTTGTAAAACCAGCCCTGAACATTGGAAATGACATTGTGGAAGGCCGTTCCGATGTTGGAAGCACAGGCCCCCAAAGCATTCCAGATACCCAAGGCGATATTCGCCACGGACAGGCCAAGGTTTTTGAAGAAGGCGATCACCACCATGATTCCGCCGCAAATCACACCGAAGCCGCTATTGGCAACACCGGTGAACTTTGCAACCGCCGCACAAGCCGCATAGATAGCCGCAATCACGGCGATAATCAGAAGGATGATCCATGTAAGGGGGCAAGCCAAAAGCGCCGCATTTAGGCCCTGCTGGGCCACCGTAGCGGTGAAAGTGGCTCCCGCTTCCATAGCGGTTGCCGCCGCATGAACGGCCTTGGCGGTTGCCTGAATACCCATGATGATATTCGTTGCAAGCGCCACACCGTTATAGATCAGCATAGCGGCCACAATACCCATGATAATAGGCTGAATCCAACTCCAATTATCCACCACCACGGAAGCAATGGAAATCAGAATATCCAGCACCGAAGAAGCGATATTGGCAACCCCGGCAAGGCCGTTGATCAGGGCCGTGGTCACTTGCTGGAACTTGGAACTGTTGGCAATCTGATTGATTTTGGTCAGGATCGGGGCGAACATGGAAAGGGCTTGATTCTTCATCCCGGCCCAAATCTGCGCCCAAGTCTTGGGCATGGAATCGAACTTTGCGTTGGTTTCGTCCGCCATAGCAAACATGGCGTTCTTCACCACTTCAGCCGTTACCTTGCCTTCCTGTGCAACAGACTTGATGGAACCTTCCGCAATGCCCATATATTTTTCAATGGCTCTTGCGATACCCGGCGCACCATCCAGAATGGAATTTAGTTCTTCACCACGAAGCGCACCCGCCGCCATTGCCTGTGTCAACTGGATCATGGCGTTGCTCTGCTCTTGGGCCGTAGCACCGCCAATCACGAACTGTTTGTTCACCTGTTCCATGAAGGCAATGACCTGATCCATGTCACCGTTGAAGGCGTTACCGGCGTTCAGGCCAAGTTTCGCAACAGCGGAAGCGGTGTCAAAATAAACGGATCGGGAACGCTGGGCGGAAGCCATGATCTTCTGTTCTAAGGCTTCAACGGAACCGCCATCATCCACAAGCAAATTCAATCGGGCCTTGGTGCTTGCCAATTCATCCGAAATGTTCAGCACCTTATTGATCCCGGCGATACCACCAGCGGCAATGGCAACTTTCTTAATAATGGACAGAAGCCCGTTGGCGGAATTGCTACCCCCACGGATGGAATTGTTGAACTTCTGCTGTTCGTTGTTGGCATTTCTGATATTTTCTTCAATGGCATCAAAGGCGGTTCCCGCTTTCGCCCATTCTTCACGGGCTTCCCGGATTGCCGCCGTGTCAACGGCTCTACCGGAAGCCTGTTGCATGGCTTCAAAGGTGTTCAGCACAACCCCCATTGCCTTGTGCATACTCTGAAGGGGGCTGGTAACACCATCATAAAGGGCAATAGCGGCCCGGATATTTCCCACAGGGATCACCACCTTTCTTGGAGAATAGAAGCCGGGGCCTTAATGGTGGCGGCCCCGGCGCTGTTTTCGTTCAATTTCCTTCTGCTTCTTCTTTTCGGCTTCCACCCGAACATCAATGGCCGCAATGATGAAGGCCCGTTCACGGCGGGGCAAAGCATAAAAGGCGGAAGGTGTCAAATGAAGTTCGTGAAGGCAATAGTAAGCAATGTTCGCTTCACCATCACCTTCACAGATTAGTTTTTTGCTTCATCAACCTCATCCTGCATGGTGGTATCAAAACCACACACTTCCTGAATCTTGGTCAGGTATTCGGCATATTCGCCGGGGGTCAACATGGTTTTCAGAAGGGCATCAGCGCCCATGACCTTGTAGCTGTCCTGAAGTTCCTTATCATTCAGATTGGGGAACACGGTACAAGCCACGGCCAGCTTGCCAAGGTAAAGATCATAGTCAGTTTCCTTCTGATACTGGTTCTTCTTGCCGGGAACCGGAACACGCTTGGCACAGGACTTCCGAAGGGCTTCATCCTCGGTGCCGGT